CTACAGGTGACGCAATCAAGTCTAAAGGTACAACAGATAAGTTCAGAAATAACTTTGACAAAATCTTCGGTGCCAAAAAATGTGACAAATGTGATGGTGACTGTGAGAAAGGTAAATGTAAAAAGGATAAGTAATGTTTAATTCAGATGAAGAAGTCTATGCATTCTGGGCTGGATGTGTGACATCACTAATAGTAATAGCAGTTCTAAACCTTATGTAGGTAATTATGAATAAACTAGCGTTAAGTCCTAAAAAACAATGGACTGTCGATCAAAGAGCCGTAGCGATAGAACTTAAAGCACATGGCGCACCTGTAGATTATATAGCTCAAGTACTAAACACAACGAGAAACAATGTGAACTGTTATATGAGTAGTCATAATCTAAACGAGCAAGCAGCTGAAAGAAAACTTGAGTTGCTACAAGAAGTAGTAGACTCATTCAAAATACTAACGGAGCCTTAATATGAAATCACTTATCTTTATGATCGCAGTAACATATGCACAAATGACTAACGCATCAGTATCACTCGTGTGCACTAATGTAGATGATGCATACGTATACTCAGGTTACCTACTAGATAGTGCAAAAGCATTCAAAGTACCAGCAAACTCATACGCTATAGTTGACGTAATGATACAGCCTATTGATGGTCAGTTTGTGCTATCAGGTAGTGTCACTAACAATGCAGGTAACAAACTAACAGCATCCAATGGTAACCAGCGTTGGTATATGCTAGTAGATGAATGGTATTGTCGTAGAGTAACCGGAGCAGAACTCGAAGCTAATAAAAAGAAAGGTAATAAAATATGATGTTCATGAAAATGTTTGAAGAAATTATGCAGGGATATAACTGCTCATTAAATACAGCCATGCAAATGTACCAACGTGGTACTGTGTGGGAAGATTAATTATTTTTTTGCTTAACCGACAAAACAAGAACTTCCGCCCCAAGAGGATCTTATATGAACCAACCAAAACCCCTAGGTACTTCCCAAGAAATCCAGTATGACCCTGTATCGCACCCCAAACATTACAATGTGGGTACTATCCAGACTATTGATTACATAGAGGACGTACTAGGTAACTCCAAAGCCCCACACCCCTTTATAGACCACTGCCATGCTACTGCATTGAAGTACTTAGGTGTTCGTTTGTGGAACAAAAAGAATCCATTAGAAGATATGAAAAAAGCTAGACAGTATCTGGATTGGATGATTAAGAAAACAGAAGAGGAACTTTCATGAAAGATATAGTACTACTAACAGGTAACGGATGCCCTGCCTGTAAAACACTAAAGCAACGATTAGATACTGCAGGACTTCTTGATAAAATAACTGTACGTAATGTTCATGAGGACGATGAAGCGTTTGACTTACTACAATCTATCGGTATTAGATCAATACCCTTAATGGTTGATAAAACAAACCCTGAGAACCTACACACACTAGTTGGCAGCAATCACCCTATCGAACTATACGAGAGTGTAATCTTAAAATGATTGAATTAGTAACCGACATATTGTGGCTGTCAGCAGCCTTAGGCGTTTTCTGCACAGTGGTATTCTTTATGCTCAGTCCTATCTATGCTATCTGGATCGAGAATAAATACCACATAGACTTAGAAAGCAATCTATACGAACAAATCTCTAAAGCCATCGAAAAAGCTACAGAGGAAGGTTTACCTATCCAAGTCCAAATCATCATCGGAGAGGAAGAAGTTGAAGAAGAAGGGTAAAAAACAACAAAGTAACTCGCTAGGGCTACAAGCTCTGTCTCAACACCAATCAGACTACATCAACTCTATAGACAATAATGTAGTCTCTGTAGGACTAGGTTTTGCTGGTAGTGGTAAGACCTATATAGCATCCACAATGGCTGCTCAGTTTAGGATAGACAATAAAGACTCCCGGATAGTCTTATGTCGTCCTAACGTATCCGATAGTAAATCAATAGGTTTTCTGCCGGGTGAAGAAATGGATAAGATGGCTCCTTGGATTGTCCCATACACAGACATCCTACGGAAACACCTTAGTGGTACATTTGAGAAACAACTAGGCGAAGGAACAATACAAGTAGTACCCTTTGAGTTTATTCAAGGACGTACATTTGATAACTCATTTGTAATCCTTGATGAAGCTCAGCACACGACTAAGAAGGAAATGGAAACATTCCTTAAGCGAATTGGAAAGAACTCTAAGGTTGTTGTTTGTGGTGATATACAACAAGCACGACTAGGAAACTCTTCTGGTTTAAAACTTCTGATTGATATGCATGGTGACACAACCTTACCTGAAGTCTCTCAGAACATCGGAGTAACAGTTTTCGACAACCCAGATGATATTGTGAGGTCTGAGTTCTGTCGGGAAATAACTAAAGCATTTGATAGATATTACGCTATGGGAGGCGGCTAATGAAGTTATCAACAAAAGATTGGTTACGTTACATGATATTAGATTACAAACGTGATCAGCCAATGCTTCTTCAGTATCTACTTGAGGATAGTGAAATCGAGACTATCGCAAGAAATGTAGACACCTTATTGGAGTTACGATTAAATGAACAGCGAGAACATAAAGACTAAACAATGTAATACCTGTGATGAAGTAAAAGATATAGAAGAATTTCCTGTGGACTCCGGTAGGGGTTACAGGAGAAACAGATGTAGAGACTGCGAAAACAAACTCGAAAGGGTCCGTAGAAAGCTACATAAAGAAGTCGGGGAACCTCCAAAGGATCATTGCTGTTCAATCTGCAATACCCCTGAGGAGAAAGCTATGGAGCTCACAAACTCCAGATGTAAGACCCCTTGGGTTCTTGACCATTGCCACGATACAGACACATTCCGTGGGTGGATATGCCACTCATGTAACAGGGTATTAGGTCAAGTCAAGGACTCGAGAGAGCACTTACTAAAAATGTACAAATACTTAGATAAACACAAAACGAAGGAACAAGATGAACAAGTCAAATGAAATTCTATCTGAAATCACAGTCTTCTCAAAGTACGCAAAGTACTTGCCAGAGAAGCAACGACGAGAAACATGGGAAGAACTCGTCACCCGAAACAAAGAAATGCACCAGCGCAAGTACCCGAAAATCAAAGATCAGATCGAAAAGGTCTACGAACATGTATATGCTAAGAAGGTTCTTCCTAGTATGCGTAGTTTACAATTTGGTGGTGCTCCTATTGAGCTTGCCCCTAATCGTATTTATAACTGCGCTTACTTACCTATAGAAGACATCGAAGCATTTGCTGAGTCAATGTTCCTTCTCCTTGGTGGTACTGGTGTGGGCTACTCTGTTCAACGAGCACACGTAAATAAACTACCAGAGGTCTCAGGTCCTAAGAAACGTAAGCGTAGGTTCCTTGTCTCTGATAACATAGAGGGGTGGGCAGATGCTATTAAAGTTCTTATGGAGTCTTATTTTAATGGGCTTATGGATGTTGATTTCGACTTCCGTGATATTCGTCCTAAAGGAGCTCGACTCATTACTACTGGAGGCAAAGCCCCCGGTCCGCAACCGCTTAAAGATTGCTTACATAATCTGCGTTCTATTCTGGATTCAGCTATCGGTCGAAAGCTATCTACTTTGGAAGTACATGATATGATGTGCTACATTGCAGATGCAGTATTGACAGGTGGTATTCGAAGAGCCGCTATGATCTCACTGTTCTGCATGGATGATAACGATATGCTAGGCTGTAAGTCTGGTAACTGGTGGGAAGATAACCCTCAACGAGGACGAGCAAACAACTCTGCTGTTATCTTACGTCATAAAATCACCCTAAGCGAGTTCAAAAAGCTATGGGAACGTGTAGAACTGTCAGGTGCAGGTGAGCCCGGAGTGTATTTCTCTAACGATCAGCATTGGGGGACTAACCCATGTTGTGAGATAGGTCTACGCCCTTATCAATTTTGCAACTTATGCGAACTAAATGTATCAGATTTAACATCTCAAGAGGACTTAAATGAACGAGCAAAAGCAGCCTCCTTTATTGGAACGCTTCAAGCAGGCTATACAGACTTCCACTATCTACGTGATTGTTGGCGAGAAACTACAGAGAAAGATGCACTTATTGGAGTGGGTCAAACAGGTATCGGATCCGGTAAGATTCTTGAATATGATCTGGAAGAAGCTGCAAAGCTGGTCGTTGACGAGAATATTCGCGTTGCTAAGCTTCTTGGTATCAACCCTGCTGCTCGTTGCACTACTGTTAAACCCTCAGGAACCTCCTCATGCGTTCTGGGGACCAGTTCTGGTATCCATGCTTGGCATAATGATTATTACATCCGCAGACAAAGAATAGGTAAGAACGAAGCACTCTATGGGTACTTCGCAACTAACCACCCTGAACTAGTCGAAGATGAATATTTCAACCCACAAGCACAGGCGGTGATCGAGATTCCACAGAAAGCACCTGAGAACTCTATCCTTCGTACAGAAAACCCAGTAGATCTTCTGGAACGAGTACGTAAGTTTAATACTGAATGGGTTGGTGCAGGTCACATCGAGGGTCAAAACTCTCATAATGTATCCTGTACGATTAGTGTGAAAGATGATGAATGGGAACTCGTAGGTGAGTGGATGTGGAAAAACCGTAATACTTTCAATGGCATATCTGTATTGCCTTATGATGGTGGTACGTATATGCAAGCACCATTCGAAGATATTACCAAAGAGAAGTATGAAATGATGGAAGGATCTCTAACGAGTATTGATCTAACTAACGTAGTAGAATCTGAAGATGATACAGATCTATCGGGTGAAGCAGCTTGTGCTGGTGGAGCCTGTGAAGTAACTTACTAAGGAGTAAACAATGGGTGTGAATAAACCTCAAATAGTAATAACCGATGTTGATGGTGTACTTACTGATGGAAGCGTCAGCTATGCAAACAACTTTAAGTTTAAATCATTTAATGTTAAAGATGGAAGTGCAATCAAAAGAATACAAAAGCTTGGTGTTACAGTCATACTTCTCTCTGGTGATAAAAGCTTTTCTACAGAGATGAGGGGCGTAGACCTTAATACAGTTGTACACTTTTGTAATCCAGAAACAAAGTTACAATCTCTTGCTTATCTTGCAAGAAAACATGAGGTAGATTTTAGCGAAATTATCTATATAGGAGATGACATATCAGACATATCATGTTTATCAAGTGTGGGTCACCCATACTGCCCTAAAGATTCAATCTCTGAAGTTAAATCAGTAGCTACAAGTCTACCATCTAATGGTGGCTGTGGTGTTCTAGTAGATATATGGCGTATTATAGATGAAGCAAGGTAAAGTTTGGGGTCACACCGAATGCATCCTAAGTAATAGCTCGGTAGAAGTTCACAGAATCGAAGGGAAAGCTGGACATAAGTGTAGTGAACATAAACACACTAACAAATGGAATGCTTTCTATGTCGAAAGTGGACACTTAATAATTAGGATTTGGCAACAAGACCAAGGGTTAATTGATGAAACTCATCTATTCTCAGGTGACAGTACATCAGTTAGCCCAGGTCTATACCATCAGTTTGTAGTGGTTGAAGATACTGTTGCCTTTGAATACTACTGGTCTGAGTTTGAAGTTAATGACATAGTTCGGAGGACATCAGGGTCATGAAAATTATAGCAGGGCCTTGCGTGTGGGAAGGGTACAGCCTAGCGTGTAAAGTAATAGATCACATGCTACCCCTATGTAAGTCAAATAACATTGAGTACTACTTCAAAGCATCATTTGAAAAAGCAAACAGGTCACTAAACACATCATTCCAAGGGTACCCATTACCTCATGTGCTGTGTGACTTTGGAAGTCTTAAACAGAAATACCATGGTCTGAAGATAGTGACTGATGTGCATACTGTAGAACAAGCAAGAGTAGTTGGTAAATCTCCTTTTGTAGATGTAATACAAATACCTGCATTCCTATCAAGACAAACTGAACTAATCAATACTGCCTGTTCCTATAAGGATAAGATAGTAAATATAAAGAAAGGTCAGTGGATGTCTGCTAAAGATATAGATGATGTCTTAACTAAAACAGGTGAAGCCTCTGTCTGGATAACAGAGAGGGGTACCTGCTTCGGTTATAACAATCTTGTAGTTGACTTCAAAGGTCTTCAGTACATGAAGAAAACTTATCAAGAACAGACCATAGTGTTTGATGGTACTCATTCAACGCAACTCCCCGGAGTAGGTGGTGAACCAGAGTATAGTGATGGGTTAATGTATGCAGCTGCTGCTGTAGGTATTGACTCTTTCTTCTTAGAAGTACACCCTAACCCTGAAGAAGCTCTCTCAGATAAATCAACTGTATTTCCACTAGATAAAACAGAAGAGTTTATAAGTAAACTTAAGGAGTTTGTATGCGTATCTGCATAGTAATACCTGCAAGGATAGGTTCAACAAGGCTAAAAGAAAAACCATTAACACTTATTGACGGAAAACCTTTAGTTCGTGTGGTTTACGAGTCTTGTGAAAGATCCGGATTAGATACCTACGTATTCACTGACAGCTTAAGAGTCGGTACACTCGTGAAAAATTGTGTAATATCTAGCGAGGAATACCGTAATGGAACTGAAAGGATAGCTGGGTGCATGGGTTCTCTGGAGGACTACGACTACATTATAAATGTACAAGGTGATATGCTTAACGTATCTTTATCTGCTATACTCTGTATGATAGATAACGCAAAAGAGAACGAAGTTCTTACGTTAAGTTCACCTATCTCTGAAGGTTCTGTTGAAGTATCCACAGATCTCCTTGGGTACGCCACTAGTTTTAAAAGAAATGAACAACCTACTGAAACACACCTAGGTATCTACGGATACCCAGTGAAAGCCCTACATGATTACTTAAAGACACCTCAGGGTGTTGAGGAAAAGGAGCAGTCTCTTGAGCAACTTAGATGGTACTCAACAAACTACCCAATAAAAGTGATCAGTCTTAAAGAAAATCTCAAAGAGATTAATACAATCAATGACCTGAGTACGTGTCCTTAAACTACTCACAAAGAGGACTACAAATGAAACTAATATTTGACTTAGAAACTAACGGACTTATACCTCAAGTAGATACAATCTGGTGTCTTGTGATGCAAGATATAGAAACAAAAGAGGTATTTTCTTATTCAGACCACGATAAAGACCTCCCTTCGATAGCTGAAGGGCTCCAGAAGCTCTCAGAAGCCTCTCTGCTGGCTGGACATAACATCATAGGATATGACCTACCAGTACTTAAAAGGCTTCTCCAGTGGGCTCCTACGAGCTCTCAGAAGGTGTGGGATACTTTGATAATGTCACAACACTCTCGATATGTCAGACCCCATAAGCATGGTTTGGCTGGTTGGGGTGAGTTCTTCAAGTACCCTAAGGGTGACTACAATGATTGGACTAACTACAACAAAGAGATGTTGACGTATTGTATTCGTGACGTTGAACTTAACACCAAGGTCTATGAAAGACTCGTTAAGGAAGTACGAGCACAAGCAAAGAACCAACCACTGTTTATGCAGGGCCTTAAGCTGGAGCATGACTTTGCATCCATTAATGCAGAGATAACTGCCAAGGGTTGGGTATTCGATATGCGTGGCGCTAAGAAACTAAGACGAGAACTCCAGTGGCGTATGGAAGCTATAGAGGATGAGCTAGAGCCACAACTTGGTGAAGTCTGTGTAATGAAAGGAACTAAAGAGGTAGATAAACTTGTCAAAAAGAATGGAGAGTACTACAAGTCAGTCACAGACTGGTTCAATATGGAACTTGGAACCAAAGCATCTGAAGGATGGGTTTCTGGTCCGTTCTCCCGAGTCGAGTTCAAGGAAGTACGCCTCGGTCAAATGGCAGAAGTAAAGAAATATCTGTATGATATTGGGTGGAAACCTGATGACTTTACTGTCAAGAAGATCAATGGGAAATGGGTAAACCAATCTCCAAAGCTAACAGAGTCCTCTCTGAAGCCCTTGGGTCTAGTTGGTGAAATGATTGGCAACTATTACATGATGCGTAACAGGTTGGCAATGGTTGAAGGCTGGATTGAAAGTGTTAAAGAGTGGGGTGATGGTAGGTTACATGGCGATATGTTTACCATAGGTACACCTAGTTTCAGATGTAGACATCGTGGTATAGTAAACATACCCGGTGTCGGAGCCCCCTATGGTAAAGAACTACGTTCACTACTGACGTGTGAGAAAGGAAGCAAGGTTATCGGTTCAGATTCTGCTGGTAACCAAGCACGAGGTCTTGCACATTACGTAGGAGATCCTGAGATGACTGCAATGATAGTCGAGGGTGATGAGAAAGAAGGAACTGACTTCCACACTCGTAATGCAGAAATCGTAGGGACTAGTCGTAAACTCGCAAAGAACTTCTTGTATGCATACTTATTCGGTGCTGGTGATGCCAAGCTAGGTGAAACAGTATCTGGTATAAAGTCTGCTAAGAAGGGTAAAGAAGCCAGAGCTAAGTTCGATGGCAACTTTCCAATGCTAAAGGCACTAAAAGATAAACTAGAACGAGAGTTCAATGTTGCCAAACTAAGAGTAGGCACAGGGTTTATCACAGGTGCTGATGGTAGACGTATCATTGTAGGATCAGAG